TAGAACCAGTTTAGGCCATGATCTTGCAGAACCTAAATTTCGTGGAGCAATGACTGGAGCAGACAGGAAGTTAGATGAACTTTATGGTGTTCTGACAAAAGAAATTGACACTATAGTTGAACAAGCTGGTCCAGAAGCTCAAGCTGCATACAAGGCTGCAAATGACTATACAGCTGAAAAATTGAAACCAGGTAAGGGTAATATTGCTTTTGTTAGACAGGTAATAAATAAAGGTAAAGAGGATGCTACAAGCGCACTAGATTTTGCTTTAAGAAACAAAGGAAAAGGTGGTGGTCGGTTAAATAAATTGCGTGAAGAATTTACAGACGACGAATGGGGTGTTTTGTCTGGTTACATGATCGGCAGGCTTGGACTACCAACCGCTACCAAGGCTGGCACGGTTACAATTAAAGAGGGTGCAATAGAGGGAGCAGAAGTATTAGCTGAATCTGGATTTGATCCAAAAAGATTTATAAAACAATTTAATGATTTATCACCAGAGGCACAAAGGGTTTTGTTTGGAAGTGATAAAGAGTTATTTACTTCTCTAAACAACTTTAATAGCGTGTTACAAAGAATTGCCAAAGATGCGGAAGCAATGTCAAATCCATCTGGAACAGCAAGGCTTTACGGCGCAATGGGTATGTTTAGTCCAAGTGCTATCGGTATGGTTGCCGAAGCCGTTGGTAAGGGCGGAGCCTTTTACGATGCTGGGTTTTTAAGTCTTGCAGCTGCGCCAGGAGCCGCAAAACTTATGACAAATGCACGGTTTGTAAACTGGTTGGGTGAGGGTATTGAAAAAGCTGCTTATGATCCAAATAGTTTGGGACAGCATGTTCGTAGATTGGTACAAATTTATGAGCTTGAGCCAGAAATAAGAGATCAAGTGCAGGCCATAGCAGCAGGACATATTGGTGAATTAGCAGAGCCAAACAGAGAGCTTGAGCCAACAAGTGTGCGTGAACAAGCACCAGAAGTAAAAAACGAGGTATCTTTTCGTGATGTTTCTACAAAAGAAGTAAGTGATAAATTAATAGGCACGCAAAATCAAGATTTTAATCAACTACAAGAGCAAATAGATTCATTTAATCTTACACCAGTAAGCGAGCCTACTTTGGCCATGTCTCCGACTATAGTTCCAGATGAAAGAGATAGAGAAATAGCTATGCGCGACATGGGTGGTATCAGCAGTTTGGTTTAATGGCTAGAAACTACGCCAAAGAGTATGCTAACTATCATTCTCGACCAGAACAAATAAAACGTAGATCTGCAAGAAACAAAGCCAGACGCTTGGCTATCAAGATGGGCAAAGCACAAAAGGGTGACGGCAAGGACATACATCACCGCGATGGTAATCCGTTAAATAATAAAAACGGTAACCTTAGATCTATGTCTAAGACTAAGAATAGATCTTTTGCTAGAACTAAAACTGCTAGGAAAAAAAGAGTCTAAGATTCAGACGCTCTGATTATCGCTCCGACTACATCAAAGTTTAGATCATATCCCATAGTGGTTTCGCCATCTATCTGAACCTCTAGGTTCCTGGATATTAATCTCATTAGCGCAGCCTGTTGATGTAAGGTAAGTCTACTGTATAGATCTATTACTTCTTGAGCTTCCAGGACTGGCCTGTAGGATTGTGGTATTTGTTTTTCTTTTTTGGTCATGGTTTTAAATAGTTTCTTCATGTTCTTTTATTGCAGCTAATCTTCTGTGTTCTTTTTGTATTAATACTTTAAGCTGATCTATTTTAGATCTATGTTCGGTTTGGCAAATCTCATTCAATAGATCATAAGTATCAGGATCTACCGCTAAACTTTTTCTAATTTCTTTACCTTCGTTATTCATTGTTTGTTTCCGTATATATTGTATATATGTTTTTGTTTGGTATATTCTATAAAAATTTACACAAATATACAAGAAATTATTAGTTTATATCTGATATACTAAACTCATGTACAAATTGAAAGATTACCTGTTGAGCATGCAGTCCAACTGGATGATTAATCATAAGACGCAAAAAGCTGTCGAAGACAGTGTGCCGCAGATCATCAAATACAAATCCAGTAATGGCCTGGAAGATATGGGCACAACTCCAATCCATGACCTGGTTAAAAAGATCTATCCAGAGATCTACAAATTCCCATTGTTTCGCAGACACTTCTGCACTTTGTTGATCAGAGAAATAGAGCACATGAAAAAAGAAATAGGCTTTGAAGGTAACCAGGACGAAGATGTATACCGCCAGATCCCAGAGATAGTATTAAAAGAACAAGTACCAGAGCTGTATCGAACTATGTGGTTTGTGGTCCAAACCGTTCTTAATCCTATCTTCAATGCAATCTGGCAAAGAGATTGTAGTGATCCTGCAAGCATACAGATTGCTAACTATAATTTAAAAGATAAAAAACAAGGTGCCTGGCATCACGATGAATCGGCAGATATATCAGTTGTGGTTCCATTGAATACTGGCAAGTATGAAGGTGGCGGCACTGAGTTTCACAATTACGGTGAGGTCCCACCCTTGCCTACTGGCCATGCGCTCATGTTCCCAAGTTTCAACAACCTACACAAAGGATTACCCGTTGAAAGCGGCGACAGATATCTCTTGGTTTTTTGGCTTTGCGACAAGAAAAGGACCGTCGATTTATTCCATTATTTAGACTAAAAAAAACTGTTATTATTGTGTGTAAATAGTTGCAAATAGTTGCAACTTATGGCATTATATCTATGTGGGAATTTTAATTGAAAACAAAAAAAAGGAGGTTGTTTGATGTTGAAATGGTATGACGGTGAGAAAGTCACTCCAAACAAGTATGCCAAGTATTTGATTTTAGACAAGATCGACGAATTGCTTGATGGGTACTGGGAGGAAGCATTAGAAGATATTGATTACACCACTGGTAAAGCCAGTTTGAAATGTACTGAGAAAGAGCTTGCGGAAGTGAGAAAAATGTTAAGAAAAAGAGCTAGGGGTGTTTACAACTACCTTGGTTACACAAAGGAGGGATTGTAATGTTTGAAGTAATTAGTTATGACGCAAATGGCAACGAAGATAAAGCCATGGCAAAAAAACTCAAAGACGGATTTGCAAAAGTCTATGACAACATGTGCAAAGAATGTCTTGGGACTGGCAAAAAAAAGATCACTTTTGAGGATTGCTTTGGCAATCCAGTGCCAGAAAAGACTGTTTATTTAAAATGCAACTGCAAGGAGGTGACGTAGTGAAATATGTAATTACAGAGAAGGGTAAAAAGTTGAGCAGTATATATGTTGGACAAATACCTAAAAACTGGTTTGCTTTTAGAAAGAATGATTGGATTACTTATCCAACAAAAAAAGATGCAGAAGCAGATCTTGCCTATGCTTACGATCTTGCCAAGATGGATTTTGAAGGTCCAGAGAGAGTGGCTCTTACAAACAGAATATTAAATTTCAAAATAGAGGAGGTTGAGTAGTGAGAATATATAAAGTTGTTTTTGGAAAAAATCCAATGAAGCCTAGGGTTGTATACCTTAATGCAAAAAATGCTGGTGAGGCAATAAAGTCAATAATGGACACATACAATGTTGGTAGAAATAAGATCTACATGACAACTTGGGTTAGCACAAAGGAGGTGGCGTAATGGAAATGATCGGTGGATATACGTTGGTTGAGAGACTTGAATTGACTATTGGTAACATCAAGTTTCAAAAAGGTAAAGTTTTTTGGGACGATCTTGAGAAACTTGAATTGATACTTGAGGCGCTTAAGAAGAAGGAGGTGAAGTAATGGATCTTATAGATAAAATAAAAGAGTGGTTAGAAAACGAAATCAAGGCAAACAATAAGTATGGGGATGATCCTACTAATACTGCCAAAGATTTGCTAACAAAAATTAAAGATTGGGAAACAAAGGAGGTGGCGTAATGATTGACGCAAAAGTGACGGGATACTGGGGAGCTGGTATTCCGATCGACAAAGGAAGAGTGATCGCTAATCATAACGACGGTTATATTACGATCAAGTGGGACGACGGTAGAGAGGTTATGCACTTAGAGCACAATATCAGAGACGGTGCCTGGCATAACCACGATACGAAAAAGTATGGTTTAAGCGCTATCGGTATTTACTGGGGTGCACACTTATATTAATAAAGATCTGATAACTCTACAGTCTGGATTCCTTCCAGGTTGTAGGGTTTAAAATTATCCTGCTCTTTACATCTGAGCAATAGTTCTAAGGCCTGTTCATTCCTGGCTTTCGCATATTCAAGCGCTTCATCGGATAAACGATACACACCGTAAGGATAAGGAAATTGTTTTTCCTGGGCCAAGAAGTTAAATCCATCGGCTCGCAAGCCAGAAGCTCTACAGCCTTCGACATAGAGTGCCGCTTGCATGTGATAGTTGAAGCTATTAATCGCTGCTCTAAAGCCACGAGGTGAAGCGTCACGGCATGTTTTTAGATCCCAAACGTCTTGGTTATCGTACCAATCCAATCTGCATTTAAAAGGATGGCCGCACCATTCAAATACTAACGTCAACTCAGCCTTATGATCAGCAGCTGGAATATACTCGGCTACTACTTCACGGCGTTCCATGCATAGATCATACATGTCCTGGGTGATGGCTGTTCTGTCCTGGACGGTCGCCATAAAATCTTCATACTCTTCTTTGCCTGCTTTAGTTCTGCGATCAAACTTTGGCATGATCACAAACTCTTCATCAAACTTATGATGTTCTAAAAAGACCGTGTGTTGTACTCGGCCCTCAAGCAGTGCGGGTGTTTGCACCATTTCTTTTTGATTCTTCCAGCTGTACGGGCATTTTATGACCGCGGTAAGATCGTGAGATCTAAAGGCTGGGATCTCTGCATACTCTTCATAGGGTATGTCCTCATAGATTCCTGGTTTCATAGTCGCTCCTAGAATGGGTTTTGTTCTTTGGTTAGCTCAGTCATTATCAAGCTGTAACCAACCAGATCGTCAGCTGTATCTTTGTGTCCTGGATTATTGACGATGCGGCATGATTTAAACGCGATCATCATAGCGCAGCATTGCGATGGCGTTAGTTCTATGCCAAGCATTGAGCTCCAAGTTTTAGACAGCTGGTTAAAGAAGGCCTCTGGACTATTGTAGGCGTTGCCTTTAATGTCCAGGAGCTCTGCTATTTCGTTTGCTTTATCTTTGTACATAATCAATCGAGTTGATGGGTAGCTAGTCTCAATCTTATAGGGGGGATCGAGAATGTGAGAAGTACGGAGGTGCTACCCATCAAAAACTTTAAAACGGTATATCGTCCTCAGTAATTGGTTTCTTCGGTTCATCCCAATCAAGAGAATTTTCAGCTGCTGCTTGCTCAGTCAAGGCGCTTACTTCGTCGCTCATTGACGGTTCTTCCGAGTTGCCGTTAGCTGCTTTGTATTCGTAGCTGCTTTCAATATCGTTTTGTTGCCAAGGTGGGAGTGCATCGAAGATGTCACACATGGCCTTACTATCAGCCGACGACTTACCTCTAAATTCGTCGCAGTAAACGTCCAGGTCAAAGGATTGTTTTTCATTAACCGTATCAACTATTTGGATCCCGCCGTCTGGTCGTTGCAGGTTCATAATCTTGGGATTGCCGCCTTCTGAAAACTCAGTCGGTGCTGTATGGCCAACTTCTATTCTGGCCGTACACCCAAGCAGTTTACTTATGTCAAAACCTCCCAGTTCTTCCTCAGTAAAACTTTTACCTCTCCAACTCTCTAGGTCCTTTCTAAGAGCAGCTGCTTCGAACAAGGATGCAGTGTAAGTCCTGGATACTGCGAATGGCCTATCGTCTTGCATGGTGCAAGCATTGGTTTCTGGATCCAGAGCTTTGGTTATTTCAAACGTAATGTGGACTCTGGTCTTTTTACTTTTTACGCCTTTGTATTCTTGGTCCGTGGTTCCAAGATCTACAATTCTAAAACAGGTACCTAAGTAAATACCCTTTTGTAATTTTGGTAAGCTATCGCCGCTACCGTCGCTACTAATTGTTAAACTCATAATTTTGTTTCCTCCGAGTGTTTGCAAATTATCATAAACTTGGGTAATATTCTATACACTTTTATAAAAGAAGTAAACCTATAAAAAACAAGGATGATTGATGTCATTAAAAATAAAGCGACCAAACAACAAGAATTTTGAAACCCCATTTAGTAAAGACTACACCTCACAATTTACAGATTTCCTAGCCACACATGGCTATGAACCAGATCCCAATAAGGGATTGGTTACCGATGGCTCCATTGGTCGAGCGTACATCAACATTGGTAACCAAAGGAAGCTGGTGGGTTGGTATCAAGCCTGGTTAGATCAGAGTCTACCCTATGGCAGAATTGGCGACTACCGTGTCAGCACGGACCAACCCACGGCGACTTGGAAGCCAGAGAATAGTAAGAAGTATCGAATGACTAAAGAGCAGAAGGCGGAGGTCGAGGAATTAAGACGCGCCGCTGAAGTCAAGACGGCTGAAAAATATACGCAGGCCGCAGAGCGTTCGCAGTCTATCTGGGCGAGGTGTGAAGATGTGGTCAAGCATGAATACCTGGAGCGCAAGCAAGTCCTGTCCTACGGTTTAAAAAAAGATCAACACGATAATCTGGTGATACCTTTGAAGGATAGGCAGGGCACTATCGTTGGTCTACAGTTTATTGCGGGCGATGGATCCAAGCGTTTTCTTACTGGTTCTAAAAAAAGCGGTAGCTTTTTTCTTCTCGGCAGAGAAATATTCAATAGCTCCGATACCCTTAATTATGCCGAAGGTTATGCCACGGCTGCTTCTATATACGCTGACCGCTCCCAGCCAGTGGTCGTCGCGTTTGATGCTTATAATCTTACGCCAGTAGCTGAGGTCATGTACGAGTATTTTCCTAAGCACAAACACGTCTTTGTCGCTGATAACGATGATAGTAAAACAGGCGAGAAGGAAGCAATGAAGGCGGCAGCCTATGTGAATAAGAAAGGCGGTTACGCCGAAGTCCAGATGCCAGAGACCAAAGGCGATTACAACGACCATAAAAACGAAGTTGCTGTTAGTGAAGGTGAGGTGGTCCTGCAAAAGTTAGACGTGCCCGTTGACTTCGATTTTGTTAGATCTGCAAGCGGACGCTTTCTCAATACAAAAGATAACATTGGCGGTGTCCTCAAAGTCCACGGCGTAGACGTTCGCTATAACGTGATTAAAAAGAAGATGGAAATAGACATACCAGAAATGAAATTCATTGCTGACATGCATGAGGAAGCCAGTTTGATTGAGATTGAAGATCGTTGTATTAACATGGGCATCCCGCACACTAAAGTTCGCGACTATCTCAAAGTCTTGGCGCGAGAATATAACCCAGTAAAAGAATGGATCGACTCAGCTCCCTGGGACGGTCAGGACAGACTGCCAGACTTTCTTAATTCGCTGACTACAGAGGAATCCGCGCAGCTTCGAGATATGTTGCTTAAGAAATGGTTGATCAGTTGCGTAGCAGCTGCCTATGAAACAAATGGCGTTGAACTCGAAGGCATACTCGTGCTGCAAGGTGCGCAAGGACTCGGTAAGACCTTATGGTTCAAGCGACTATGTGACTACAATAAAGGTTGGCTCTTAGAGGGTGCAACGCTTAACCCTTCTGACAAGGACTCTGTTAAGCGAGCGGTTAGTCATTGGATTGTAGAGCTAGGCGAGATCGAGTCTACCTTTAAGAAGTCGGACATAGATCAGCTCAAGGCCTTTGTGACGGCGAAGACGGACGAACTAAGGCTACCCTATGATCGGGCGTTTACGACCTATCAGCGCAGGACAGCGTTTTACGCTTCAGTTAATGCACGCGAGTTCTTGACGGATACGTCGGGCAATCGAAGATTCTGGGTACTCGCGGTCAGAGATATCAATGTCAATCACGGTGTCAACATGCAACAGCTCTGGGCGCAGGTCAAAGAGACGATGTATGTGCCTGGACAAAAGAACTGGTTTCTATCACCAGATGAGCGTGAGCTCTTACAAGATAGCAACGAACAATATAGAACACAATCAAGTGTAGAAGATCTAATCCTGGAGCATGTAGACTTTGATAGCGAACATGCCAAGCCTGTACAAATGACTAAGCTCTTGCGGGATCTTGGGATTAAGTCGCCAAGGATGCCAGACTTCAAAGAAGCGGCCCGTGTCTTACACGGAAGAGGCATCGAGCCTAGACGATCTAATGGCAAGAAGATCTATGATCTGGACTACAGCGCAGCTGAGGGTGACAGTGATTTTACAGACTACTCGAGTAAATTTTAAATGATTGAATTACCAGATAAGAAATACAACATCATCTATGCTGATCCGCCGTGGAGTTTTAGCAGCAAAGAGTTGCAAAAGTATGAAGGCGTAAGGTTTACAAGCATGGACAAACACTACCAGACACAATCTAAAACATGGATCAAGGATCTACCAGTTAAAAACATTACACATCAAGACTGCGCCTTGTTTTTGTGGTCGACAGACGCACACATCGAAGATGCAATACAAACTATGCGCAGCTGGGGTTTCAAATATGTAACAGTAGCTTTCGTGTGGGAGAAGCTGACCTCGACTGGCAAAACAGTTGCGAACTTGGGTGCATGGACAATGAAAAATTATGAGCTTTGCCTGTTTGGAACTAAAGGAAGCATGTTAAAGCACAAACAGGTAAACAACATATATCAGAAAGTAGCAGCAGAAAGAACAAAACATTCCAAAAAACCTAACGAAGTTAGAAAAAGAATCGAAGATTTGTTTGGTGATTTGCCAAGAATAGAACTATTTGCCAGACAAAAAACAGACGGTTGGGACGTCTGGGGTAATGAAGTATGAAGATAACAATACAAATAGATCTACAAATAGAAAAAGAAGATCCTGGATACAAGGATGTGGAGAAGGCGTTGTATGAAATGCTTATAAATCGCAAGTTGGTTTATACCAAGATCAGTCCTCCTAATCCTGGATACTGGGATACATATAAGGTAAAAGACGATGATATTAGAGACGATTAAGGTGATTTTATGCAGTGCGGCTGTTACCTTTTTTTTAGTCCTGGCTTGCTCATTTATTTTGGTCGGCCTGGCTGTGATTATTGCTGACAGGCATATCAATGGCAAATAAGGGCAAAAAAGGGTATAGCAAAGGGTATAGTAAAATTAGCTGTACCCTGCCTCAATCCCTTGCTACTACTGGGTTTATACTATATAAGGGTATAGTGTATATATATATATTATTATTAATATTGGCTATAAGAATGGCCTCTTACGCGTTACATAATAGGTATAATAGAACAGCTATGCACTCTACACTCTACACTGGTTTACAATAGGAGAGATTATGCCAAGGAAGAAGAAGACAGATCAGAAGATAGTCGATGCGCCAACTCAGTTTGAGAAGAATGACGAACATGGGTTGACTGAAATGCAGGCCAGCTTTGTTTGGCATTATACCGAAGGTGCGTGTGGTATGACCGAGGCTGCCAGGAAAGCTGGGTATCAGTTCCCAAGCGCAAGCGCAGGCAAGCTGCTCAACGGCAAAGACT